GCTTTGTGCGACCTGAAATCAACGTCAAGGTCAAGGGCACGTACAATGCCTTCAGCAGTAGGATTGTGATCGGACTTACGCGCTGAATGACGTTTATCACCGATCCAACCATCTGAAGTTCTATCTCTATCGGGGAACGCATCATCTACCTGCTCGCGTAGTTGTATCCCTGCCTTGCATAGCTTTGCCATATCTATTTATTATAGCATTTAAATTACAGAATCTTGAGGGATTGTGTTACAGGCCGAGAGCAACCTTCAAGTCAGGCAAGCTCAGACCAACGCTAGAAAGTTTGTCCTCTATCGTTGGCTGTGGTGCAACAGTTGTGCCATTGTGAGCAGCAACTACGGCTGCTGCCTTTGCTTCATCTGCTGGCTTAATATCTAGCCAAAAGTTGCCATTGCCATCAAGTAAAGGTGGCTCTGTAATAGCTACTCCATTAGCGTTTAATTCTGCTAATAGTTCAGAACCATTTAAGTTAGTTGGTTTATCAAATTGAATCATCATTACCCTACCTTATACGCTACGAGGAAACTTTCAGTTTCATTATTCTTTGAGACATTTATACTGCCACCAGTTATTTGCCTAGCAAAGAGTTCAATATAATCTCCCTCGGCTAGATTTTGGACTGTAAATGTTAAAATACCGCTATTAAAATCTCCACCTGCCGCACTTTGGGCAGTAGCAATTACAGTACCATTATTTTTCCGTATTTGTGCTTGCAATTTATTGGCTGTTCCTGGAGCGTAATCTACTTGACCGCCTATCCAGTAATAACCAGCTTTACCAACTGGAATGGTAATTCTTGAAGTATTTACAGAAGTGCTGTGATAAGCATCGGTATCAAATAACTCAGCAGCAAAAGTTATTGCAGTTGAAGTATTGTCGGCTATACTTTGTGCGCTACTGCCGTATATTGAACACCCTGCAAAACTTCCACCACCAGCAGGAGCAGCCCATTTAATTTTGCCGTCAACGCTTGTATCTACTGTTAAAACGTGTGTGTTTGATCCAATGGCTAGGCGCTGAAAAGCATCTGCTGCATCCCCAATTATTAAATCGCCTTCAGCATCAATAGCCGTTGCCATAGTATTTGTAACAACTGGTATCGGGCCAGTACCACTAGCAACTGATATACCTGTACCAGCTTGCACTTCGGTTACATCTCCAGCACCGCTAACGCCTACCCAAGCTGTTCCATTGTAAACTTCAACTGCATTGGTATCTTGCAGATAAGACACCATACCTTCAGCTAATACGCTCGTAAGCGCGCTGGTGCGAGCAGCAGCATTAGCAAACACCATAACTGTTTGCTCATTTAAATACGTATTGACCTGAGCTGCTGTTAAGACATCACCTGTCTGAAACAACTTATATCCTGCGCCTGCCATATTTCTCCTTAGTAGCTCAGACTATCTGAGCCTAGTATACCTGATACATGTGAATCTAGAACAAACCCTGCCAATAAAGGCTCTGTGGTGTATAGCGTAGTCATCCAAGATGATTGTGTTATATCGTGATGAATGGCGTTTACCAAGCTAGATTGCACTACGCTGGATGAGCCAGGCGTAGTCTTAGTAACTGTTACGCCATCTAGTAATTCTATGTCTATGCCTGCTAAGGGCTTATTGGGGTTAGCATCATCATAGAGATTCAGCTGGATGCTATCTATGCGTATCTCAGGGTCTTTGCGTGTGGCTAGGATGCCTTGAGCCTGATTTAAAGCTTCAGCATTTGTCTGTACCAATATGCCTGAGCGTGTGCCTGAATGAAGGAAGAACTTATCAATTGAAGCCTGGTCAAAGGCATTCTGAGCTGTACCGCCTAAGCGTGTAATAGTTACGTCATTAATAAGCGTAGTATCGTCTAACGCTACTACTGCATTGGTGTAGGAGATGTCCACGCCTTGATCACTAAACTCATAGACCGGGAAGGCTGGGTTAGAGATTAGGTTGTTACGGCTAACAAAATCTACCTTGCCATTGACATCAACAAAGATGCCGCCAAACTCGCTCTGCTCTACTGTAAATAAGGCTTCTAAGGCATCTCTGGCGGTTCCTGGGTCTGCCTGTAGGCTGGAATCACCAGTATCTATATTTCGTAGGCTTATAGGCCATTCTATGTCGTCTAGGATGGCATTCACGCGAGCGCCTGAGAGCTGCACCCCTGAGCCTGCTACTGTGTCTATGGCTGAGCCTGCAAGAAGTTTAAAGCCATCTACGCATTTAAGGGTAACTGTGCTTAGCTCATCATTGCCTTGTCTAAAGCCAGTATCGTAATTGGTGATAAAACCTGAGAATAGGAAGTAATCATTATTGGCATAAGTGGCATAAATAATTATCTGCCTAAGCGGTACTAAGTTAGGGTAATAAGCCCCAGCCGTGTTAGTGGGATTCCAATCACCATTTTGATCATAAAGCACAACATTAGCGGTTCCAGCCTCAAACTTAGATGTGATGCGGTTGCGACCCCTGCGAATGTTTATCTTTGTTACTAGGTTTGTTATCTCAACTGGTAATGTGCCAGAGCCAAGCGTATTAGTGCCTAGGATACCTTCAGTAAGGCTATTTAAGATAAGTGGGTTGATTTCAAATGCGGTATCGCTGTCAAAGTCAACAAACACTCTTACTGTAGGTGCTGGCATTAGATAGCTATGCTGCTAAACAGCAAGCCCTTTCCAGTTTTCTGATAAGTGTATTGAATGTCAGTAATGGTTTCGGCTAGATCTTCAGCTGCTATTACTGAGCCTTCTACTGTTACATTTATTGTTACCGGGTTTCCTTCAGAATCTAAACCTAATCTGGCAAAAAGCGCAGCCAATTGAGCATCTCTAATTGCATTTTCTGCTTCTATCAACGCTAATTCAGATTCAATTAGGGCTGCTTCAGCTTCAGATTCTCCTAATAAAGCGGCTGCATCTGATTCAGCCAAGTCTGCTTTTACACCTTCCTCTATAGCATGTTGTATAGTTCCTGGTACAAATGGATTAACAAACTTATCAAGCGGCCTTGCGCCATTAATGTAAACATTCGTAGCGTTCACATCCATGCGCTCAAGCTTAGTAACTGTCATCTTGTCTTGATCTAGCCTTAAACCCTTTTCAGCAAATAGCGTTTCAATAGGTATTTTAATTTTTAACTGTTTTAGTAATTCTTGTATGCGTTCAATTGTTTTAGGCCAATCAGCAAATGGATCTCCAACCATTTCATCTAGGCTATCTAGCAATAAAGCCAACTCAGCAGCAGCAGCCTCAGCTTTAATTAACTGACCTTCAAGAATGATGGCTCGTTTTACATCCTCATCAAGAATGGCTTGCATTAGCTCTAAGCGTAGGCGTTCTACGTCATTAATCTGACCGCCTAGGGCAGCAGCAATTTGTATACGATCCATTTCAAACCGCTTATTGATTTCATCAATAATCTTGGATTCTGTATTCTGTTTTTTCTTCTCAGATGTAATTTTCTTTTCATTGTTTAATTTTTCTATTGCTGTTCGCTTTTCAGCTTTTGTTAATGCGTTTTGCGCTCTTAGCCTAGCCCTGTTTTGTTCTGCTTCTTTTCTTGCTTGCTGACCAGCTAACCTAGCACTTGCTGAATCCATAGTAGGAACTAGCTCACCGGTAACTATAAAGCCAGCGCCTCGCACCAAACCTTCAAACAAAGCCATCAAAGCTTTAGCTGCTTTGCTTTCTGTAATGCCCCTAAAAGTATCTTCTGCATCTTTACCAAACTCAACTACTGCTGCGCTCAAAGTACCTAGTGCTTTACCTAGGTTTATGATGCCTTCTTGCAATTCCTCAATGCTGACATCGGCATCTTCAAGTCCAGATACTAAACCTTCTCCAAATGCTTCTTTGGCTTGCTCAACTGCTGCTGCAAGTCTTTGCATCTTGCCTGCGAAGGTATCTGTTGCTTTACCTGCTGCGCCATCAAACCTAGTCTGTAGATCCTCTAATACCTCATCAAACTTCTTGCCTTTAAGCTCAGCTGTAGTGTAGCCAATGCGTAAACGTGCTAGGGCTGTTGTTTCGCCTTTGTATGCTCGTTGTAAGGCATTGCTTACTGTCTGTAAATCTTTGCCAGTTCCAAGGCTAACATCTAAAGCAGTTGTTAAAATCTTTTGTGCTGTGCTTGCATCACCTGTAGCCTGAGATAGGCTGATAAATGCATTAGTTAACTTATCGCCTGCAACGCCGGTAGCCAATTCTAACTTGTCTATAAAATCATTAATAAATGGTGAAGCAAATCCTAGGTTCACCGCGTTTAACTGTGTGGCTAGTAATTGCGCTTCTTTTGTGCTATCGCTAAACGCCTGTACAGAAGCCTTGCCAAACTGTACAACTTTAGTAACTGAGAATACGGCAAGGAACTTCTTGCCTAACTTGGTAAAGGCATCATCTGCCTTCTTTGTTCCTTTGTCGTTATAGCTGGTGACTATAGGAAATACAATTGCCACGTTACAACCTCGCTATCTCAGCATTGGCATTACTTGCTACTTGTTGCAATACTTTTAAAATTGTGGCCTTGGCTTTGCCTTGATCCTCAGCCAAGTTCCTACCCATCAAACGACCAGATGTCTTAGCTGTGCGCCCGGTCTGCTCTAGGCTACCTATGCCATTATTTAGATTAGCAATAAACTCTCTACCGGCATCAGGGTTGTTAGATTTTGATTGCGAGCTGCCATATCTGTTCTGCCTTCCAGCAGTTTCTATGATTGCACCAGCGGCAGATTTGTTTAGTAAACTGACAAGCGATGACCAGCCACTTCTATTGCTTTTACTTTTTGCTAAAGAATAAGTCAAGCCACGTCTAACGACATTGGCTTCAAAGCTAGGAAAAGCGCGGTTGCGACCAGTACGGCTCTTGCGCTCATAGCCTGGATAATTAAAGCGAGATAGGTTATCTATTGTGCCTGGCACATCATTGCGCGCTGCCTGGGTAATGGCTTTTAAAGGCGCAGCAATCTCTTTGTTATATGCCTTTAAGGTTTCAGGGGCTAGTTTACGCAAAATCTTCCTAGCCTCTACGACCCCTTTTACCTCTGTTGGCATTCTCTCGCTCTCTTGCCTGCTGCTTTAAGACTTCGTAAAAAGCCTTAAGCAAATCTGTGTCCATGTTAATAAACTCGCTAGGCGCGATTCCAGTATGGATGCTCAACTGAGCAACTCTATACGTAAAGGAATCGCGCGTTAGCCATTTGGGGAATCGTCTGACACCACATCAACCGCAGCTAGAGTTTCAAGAAACGCTGATCCAAAAGGTTTGACATCAGGCGCATCTGCGCGGCGTAGACATTCCCATGCAAGCCAATAGATATGCTCTTGCTTTTCATCCTCACGAAAAGCTTTGTGAAAGCCTTTGCGAAACTGCTGCTCAAATGCATATTCAACAGATGGACTTATTGAGTGTGTGCTCTTAGTTCCATCAGCCCTTGTTACTATTATTCTTGCCATTTTTGCCCCTTTACTTAATTAGAACGTGCCGGTGTCGGCTTTTGTAACTACAGAGTTTAGCGTAAAAGTAATATCCTGTGTTGCCATGTCGCCAACCGCGCCATTGATAGGTGTTAGGTTGTTGACTAAGATATCAAAGGTGTAAAGCGGATTAGTTGCCGATACTACTGGAACTTTCGCTTGCACCATCTTTACCGCAACAGTTGTGCCGAATGCATTATTGAGTGTCTGTAGTACGTTTGCTGTTGCTGTGTCATTTAGGAATGAAACAGTTAGTGAACCTGATTCTAGACCCTTGACAAACTTATGTGCGGTATCTCCCATAGCTGTGACTTCAAGTTCATCAGCAGCATAGTTAAGAGTAACCGAAGTTACGTGGTCGCTAAGATCAATCGTCGCAATCTTTAGGCCAACAGTATTGTTTAAAAATACAGCCATGTTACCTTATTCCTCATCTTTCTTAGTTGTTGGTTTTGGTGCTTTTTCGCTTGGCTCAACCTGGCCGATTTTGGCAAGAAAAGCCTCGCGTTCTTTGTCTATATCAGCCATGTTTTAGCTCCAATCGGATAG